GCGGCGACGTCCGCTTTCCACACCAGGATTTGCACGGGCCCATGCGAGGCCGTGCGCGCCGACGTTATTTCCCACCCCCACTCCTTGACGTGGAACGTGGGGCGGATCGTCTTTGTCGTGTCGGTCTTGATGTTGACCTGCCACGTCTTGCCGTGCGTGTACCCGCTCGCCAGCCTACTCACGCCGTCGCTCGTCGAATACCGATTGAGCCCGTTCTTGTAGGCCCCACCCAGCGCCACGGTCGCCACGAGAAGCGCCGCCGCGCCCAAGACCAGCGCCCTACTCCTTCGCACGACGCCCCTCCCCAGGCTTCACCGCCTCCGGCTCCGCCTTCAGCGGGCCATCCATCGGAACCTGTCCACCGGCGGGCTGGCCGCCGCACATCTCCCACTCGATCTCAACCTCGGGGTCCGCACAGAGCGCCTCGACGCGCGCGGCCCCCAGGTTGTACTCGTTCAGCGGCTTCCACTCCCCCGGCCAGAGCAGGACACCGGTGCGGCTTTGAACCGCACCGGCATCCGCCCCATCGCGGAGGCGAGCCTTGAATAGCCTCGCCATCCCCAGCCTCCTACTCCCACTCAAGCCAGAGGGTATCGTCGTGAACGACAACCCCGGCATGGAACTGCGGCACCTCACCGTTTATGCCAGCGAACACCCCGCCGGGCGCGAACAGAATGGCCCCCGCGACGACAAGGGCCGCCGCCACGATGAGCCAGTGAATCCGCTTCATCTCTCTCCTCCACCCGACAGGGTGAAAAGGGCCGGGCCAGGCGAGGCGGACCGGTCAAGTCGTGAGCCCCACCTTGCGGGAGGGCCGCTCACCGGCCCGGCCATGTCAGGCGCTAGACACCCGTGCTCATGTACGCCAGGAACGGGAGCGAGTACCCGAACGCGCACTCGCCGTCCGCCGAGAACTTGTAGGTCCGGCTCGTCATGTACGAGTCGGTCAGGTTCCCCTGGTTGTCCATGACCCGCAGGGGCAGGAGCTCCTGCATGAAGAACGGGCGGATCGGCTTCGACAGGTCCATGAGGTACCACGCAGTCGCGCTCGTGAGGGAGTCCAGCACGATCAGCTGGAGGCGCCCAGCGAGAACGTCGGAGTCCGACCGCGTGCCGCCGGCGGCCTCCTGGTTCGTGAGCAGGATGCGCTTCGCCGTGAGTTCGAGCTCCGGCGGGACCACGAGATGCGTGGGCCGCACCCCGAGCCTCTTGCCCGAGCGACCGACGAATGACCGCATCACCGGGATCGCGGCCTCCACCGCCGACTGCGCTAGAGCGCCCGTGCCGTAGTTGTCGTAGGGCCGCACGATGCCGCTCACGTTCGAGAAGAACGCGACGCCATCGAACGCCGTCCCCGACGTCCCGTTCTCGATCAGCGTGGCCAACTGATCGTTGTACCAGTGAGCCGCACCAGACCCCATCTGGCGAGCGCGCATCATGATCTGGTTCGTCTTGTCGAGCCGAACCTCGTGCTCGCTCACCGTCCAGTTGAGACCGAACGGCCTGTTCTTGAGCGTGTACGTCCCGAGGTTCGCCTGGGCCTCTGGAATCGCCCCGCTCTTGTCCCAGTAGTCGAACGCCGAGATTTCGTCGAGGAAGCTGTAGGTCTCCGTCTCCTGAGTGGAGGCGATGGGCGCGCCGGTGATGGCCTGCCACTGCGCCCCCTCCTCCTGATACGCGGAGAAGAAGTTAGCCTTGACGCCTTCCACGTCCAGGCCAAGAGGTTTCGCAATCACGTTTCACACCTGTTGACCGGCCCGCGCATGGTGGATACGAAACTAGGCGCTATCGCCGACTCCCTGCTGACCGGCGCGGCCCAGGGCGAAGCCGTCGATCTTCACCTTCACCGTGTCCGCCGGGCTCCCGTAGTCCACGACGATCCCGCACGAGACGTTGTTCGCGGCCGTGTTGTTCGCCGCGACCGCGACGGGCCCGTAGGGAGCGACCGCCGCCTCGGCGACTTCCATGACCGAGCCGATGTCCGAAAGCTGATCGGCGGCGAAGTACATGTTGAACTCGCCCTCGGTCCAGACGGCGACGTACACGTTCGCCTCGCCAGCCGTCCAGGTGAGGTCTTTCGCGCAGACTCCGGCGTACTGGTCACCGGCCGCCCCGTTCCCGGCCAGCTTCGCGTAGCCGCCCGTGGCGATGACCACGTTGGCCCCCTCGTAGAACCGAGTGTCCGACGCGCTCGCATTGGTCGAGTTGACCCTGAGATGAACGATGCCGCCCACGTTCGTACCCTTGTGGTACCAGCGGCTCGTCAGGTTTCCCCAAGCCATTGTTCGTTTACCTGCTCGACCGGCCCGCTAACGTGAGTGCTACAGAAGCCCCTGCTTGTGCAGAGCCTCCGCCTTCTCCCTCTTGATCCCCGTGCGCTTCTCGCGCTCCGCGTCCCACACGAGCGCATCGCCCGGATCGCCGCTCGGGATCACCTCGCCCATCTTGATCTTCGGCTCGCGCGCCTTCAGTTCCGCCAGGCGCCGCTCGTACAGCGTCACCTCGACCTCGCCGAAGCGCACCTTGTTCTGGAGCCCGTGGAGCTCCATGAGATGCACCTTCTCCTCGACCTTCTCCGCTGGGGTGAGGCGCGTCCCGAGCGCGTCGAGCTCGCGGTCGATAGCCATCTCGTTGAGCCGCTTCTCGAGCTCCGCGAGCTTGGCGTCCTTCTCCCCACCGGCGGCCTTCATCGCCTCGATCTCGGCCCGGAGGGCGTCGCGCTCCTTCGTGAGCGCCTCGATCTGCCCGGCCCTCTCGTCGGCCACATCCGGCGTGAAGGCGGGCTCCTTCGGCGTCTCCGGCGGAACCTCCGCCGGCACCTGCTCGGTGGCCGGTTTCACTTCCTCGGCCATAGTCACGGTCTCCTTCTCGGGCGACGGCCACCCGGTATCGGTGTCCATGTTGTAGCGCACCGCTCCGCCGTCGCTGGCGTACATGGTGCTGATGTCCCGCAAGTCCTTGACTTCGGGGTGTGCCGCGCCCAGGAGGGCGAGGTTGTCGATGATCCACGGGAAGATGTTGCCCGCCTTGTCGTGGAAGTCTCGCAGGAGTTCCACGCTCCTCTTCGGGAATCCCCCGTTGAGGATGGCGCGGTAGACGGCCGCTGGAACCCCAACGAGGTCGGCGACGATCTTGTCCCCCGCCATGCGTAGGTTGCGGAGTAGCCCGGCGCGGGGCTCCGAGTCCTTCGGCCCCTCGCCGTCCGTGTGCCCCACGCGAAGGTACGGCTCGCGCCCCTCCTGCGCGTTCGTGTCCGCCACGATCTGGCGAAGCACCGCCTCGTCGAACCCGAACCCGTGGTGCTTGCCCGCGCCGAAGATTTCGACGTTCGGGATGTCGTAGAGTTCCTTGCTCATGGGACTACCTCGCCCGAGGGCGCGGGCATTTCTTCTTGCGCCCCACGGCTAGACCTCCTCCGGCTTCGCCTGCGAGATGTCGTAGTCCACGATCTCGCCGTCCTCGAACATGAGGATGAGCCACCACTGAGACGGCACCTCGACGTGCTCGTTCAACTTCTCCAGGTACAACTTGGCGACGCCGTCGCCCTCGTTGTGGATGAGAATGTCCATACTCTCGCTCCTACGCGGTCGGCAAGACGCCGAACCCGCTCTGCGGTTGCGCGTCGGGCCGCTCGCTCTCGGCCCACTGCTCGTACCGCGTGATCGGCACGAACATCGACCGACAGTGGACGTGATTCGGCGGGTTGAGTTCGCGGATCAGCGTCTCGTTCTCTGGGGTCTTGGCGATGACCCGCCCGTCCCACTTGCGGCAGAAGTCCGATGTGCGCCCGTCTAGGATGGCGCTGTATTCGAGGGCCTCGACCACGTCGGTCTCTGGGTCCATGAGCAGGTCGATCCGCCCCGCGTTGTACGAGGCGCTGGCCTGCGTGCGCGCGATGGCCTCCAGCTTGTGGGCTGTGGTGAGTTTGTCGCCGGTTGTCGGATCGACCGTGCCGTCATCGACCCAGCCACGGAACACGGAGTTGAGGCGGTCCTTCAGGCTCTCGACGTCCGCCGCCCCGCTCGTCAGCCCGTCAAGCACGGTGGTCTGTACCATGCGGAGCAAGTCCTCGTTCGTCACGCTCGCCCACGTCAGCGACCGCGCCGCCACCTGCTTCTTCAGCGTATCCGGCACGAACGCGGGGCCGAACTGCGTCCCCGGCCACTTGCCCGCGCCCTCGGCCATGCGCTCCGCCTGATCCTCCGCCCGCCCGATCTCCCCGGTCACGTCCTCGCGCGCCTGAGCGCACGCCCCCAGGTTCAGCGCCATGAGCAACGACACCAGCCGAGCCCTCTGCGGCTCCGTCCGCTCCCGAATCTCCGCGACTATCGCGTTCGCGGTCTGGACTACTTCGTCGCCCACGCCCACAACTTCGTCCCCATGCGGAAGGAGCCCGCGCCCCCGTACCGGAACCCGCCCGCCTTCAGGCAGGCGAGCACCTCGCGTTTCGTGCGCGCGTGCCGGTTCCCCTTCGCCCCCGCGCCCCGAAGCCTCGCCCACCACGGCGCCGTCCACACGACCACGACATAGCCCCCAGGACCGAGAGCCTTGAACGTGCGAGCGAAGAGCACGCGCAACTCCAGGTACGGGAACCGCTCGATGCAGTCGATGAACACCACCGCGTCCTGCGACCCGCCCCGGACATCCGACAGCGACGTAAACGCCTCGGTGAATGAGCGCGCCGGGGTCGCCTCTCTCGTCGGGAAGCCGAGGGAGCCGTTGCCGGCGCGGTCCCCCACGTCGAACAGCCGCGCCCCGAGGCGCGCCCGCACCGCTGGCGGGATCAGATCGCGCGCCATCGCCACGCTACTACGCGCCACCCTTCCCGAGCTTCTCATCGACCACCTCGACAGCCGTCGCCCGAATCTCGTTCGCCAGCTTCGTCGCCTCGTCCAGGTATGCGGCGATCATCCCGTCCGTGCGCTGGCGGATCTCCGCGAAGTTCACCTTGCGCTCAAACTCGTTGACCTCGCGCACTGCCTCCTCGAACGCCAGCGCTCCTTCGCGGAACGGGAAGCCGGTGCCGTCTGGCGGACCCTGAGCAACCGGGCGCTTCCCGACGAACGGCGCCAGTTGGGGCGGAATCTTTCCCGGCTCCATCGGCTCGCCGATCTCCGGGACCGAGGCGCTCTTCCCGCCGATGACGTCCTCCTCGGGCGCGTCCTCTGGCGGGCGCTCCGCCCCAGCCGCCTCATACACCGCGTCGATCATGAGCGCCGCACCCAAGCCCTTCGCCTTCTCCAGACGCTCCAGGGCGGCCATCCCGTCCTCCGCCTGGTACGGCTCGAACCGGAAGTGCGGCATCTCCTCCACCTGCACGCTCGGCCAGTTCCACTCGATCAGCGGGCGGAGGACCTGCTCGTCCATGCAGTCCTCAAGGGAGCGCCCCACGCGGTCCACCGTCTCGCCGAAGGTGCGCTCGTGCGTCTCGGATAGCGCCAGGCTCCCACCAGCGCCGCCGGAACCCGTGCCCGCGAACAGGGTTTGCGGGATGCTCAATCCCCTGAGCATTTCGGAGTTGCAGTACTCGATTGCCGAGACGAGCCCGTCGCCCACGCCCGGGGGCGGGTAGTGGATGACGAAGTTCTCGTCGATCCCGTGGACGATGCAGGACGAGCCGTGCATCGCCTTGAGCCCATCCAGAATGGTCGAGCGGTCGCCCGTCATGGCGCTCGTCCCGAGCTCGTAGACGCCGCTCCCGAACTTCTCCATGTGGACGGCGAGATACCGCGAGAGGTGGTCCTTGATCGTGTAGACGCGGTAGATCGGCCGGAGCACGCTCTCCCCGTACCAGTTGCCCTTCGCGCGGTTCGGGACGAACACGACGAAGCGGGCGAGATCGTCGCCCTCGATGACCGCCCCGTACTTCCCGTTGAGGTTGCCCTTGTACTTGAGCCCGACGAGGTCGCCGTACTCGTCCACCACGAGGTCGATGCTCTCCTGCCACTTCGAGGCGAAGCGCAGATAGCCCCACTTGCCCGCGTAGGGGCCGTCCTCGTACACCACCGGCACCTTCTCGATGACCGCGTAGCCCATCGGGAGGGCGTCGAGCAGATCATGGAGCAGGTCGCGCTCCGTCCCCTCGATGTTCGCCAGGACGTAGCGCGCGAACTCGGCAATCTCCTCTGCGCGCTCGCCCTCGCCAGCGTCGATGCTCCACCCCTTCGCCAGCCGCGCCGTCTCGAGGTACTGGAGCCCGAGGGCTATGACCGGATCGCGCCGCACCATCTCTCGGTAAATCTTCAGGCCGTTCGCCTTCACAACGGCGTCGGGGTTGTACTGCTCTAGCCCGATGGACCAGTACGAGTCGGGGGTTGTGCCCGAGGGCATGACGGCCGGGCGCGTGTCGGTCTTCGGTGCGGCGGCTTTCTTGCGCGTGCGCTTCTTCGTCTCTTCGGGCATCATGCTCTCCCTAGAGCCACTTGCTTTCTTCGATGGACGGGCGGCCGGCGGCTCGGATCGCCGAGTCCGTCGGGCGCTGGCACCCCTGCCACGCGAGCATCAGGGCGACCACGGTATCGTCGTGCATCCCGTCGGGCGCGTTGTAGCGGATGAGCCCGCCGGGGAGCCGCTCGGACGAGTACGCCTGGAGTTCGGCGATGAGCACGGGGTCATTCGGGATGCCGATCTCCCCGCGCTCGAAGGCGAGGGCGAGCGCGTCCACGGCCTGAGACTTGCTCGCGTTCGTCGTATCCCACGGCTGGACGGGGAGACCGTCGCGCCTCAGTTGCTCCACGAGCGGGTCGCCCATGCTGTTCCGCTCGGCGATGATCTGCCCAGGGAAGCGCCGGTGCGCTTCCTTCAGGCGCATGATCTGGTGCGCATACTCTACGCCGCCCATGCGGTCCACCCGTACGCAACGCCGCTCCTGCGTATCACACACGGCGAAGACGGTGAAGTCTCGGATTCGGGCCCAGTCCACACCGATGACGTAGCGGTGCCCGGATAGGCCGGTGTCGGTGGCGTCTCCTCGTACGGCGTCGAGCACCTTGCGGAAGACCCCGGCGCCGTCCTCGAGGAACTCGGCTTCGATCTCTTGGCGACGCACGAGCTCGGGGAGGTCTCGCGCCATAGCGGCGATCTCGTCGGGGTGCAGGTGCGGGTTGGCCCCCGACGGGTACGAGAACGCCGCCCAGTCCGGCCACTCGGGGTCGGTGCCGCGCTGGTAGAGCTTCCAGAACCACTCGCGGCCTTTGGGCGTGGAGATAAACAGGGCGTCGCCCCGCTTGTCGGCGAGGGCCGGGCGCACGCACTCCGGCCATACGCGCTCGCGCATGAGCGGGCACTCGTCGAGAGCGGCGCGAGCGATCCCGTCCCCTCGCAGGGAGTCGGGGTCTTCCGCGCTACGCAGTTCGAGGATTCCACCACCGGGGAAGGTGACGCTCCGCTCGACCAGGCTGATCTGCGCCCCCGGAACATCCCGAGAAATCCCCCGCACCGTGCGCCAGGCAGAGCGCCCAGAAGCCGAGTTGTAGGACGGCACGACCCACCACGCCACGCCGCCGCGCAGAGCCGTGTCCAGCAAGAGAGTGGCCGCGAGCTTGCTCTTGCCCCAGCGACGCCCAGCCGATACAACCTTGAACCGCGCCGGATGCTCCGCAACAGACCTCTGCCCCTCATGCAGACTCGGGAGACGTACCCGGATTCGCCGGGTCTTCTCCTGGTTCGGGCTCTTCGCCGTGCTTGTCAATGCCGTTGCCCCAAGACAGAACCACCTCGAAGGGAGAGCCCTCCGGCCCCGTGATCTCGTGCCGCGTGCGCTCCCCGTACGGGTTGGGGCGATTGCAGGAGAGCAACCACTTCAGCAGGCCGACATCTCCGTTGCGCGCCTTCTCGTAGGCCAGGAGTTCGAGCTTGTCGAGCCCGTCCTGCTTCGCCTCGTCCCAGTCCGCGGCGAAGTCGGGGTTCGAGTTCCGATGTTCGTACGCGGTCTTTCGTGACACGCCCGCGAACTGCGCGGCATGGGACACCACGGGATATTCCCGCATGGCCTTTACGAATCGCTCCCTCCAGCCAGAGTCCGGCATCAGTGTCACCTTTTGCTGACGATACGGGGGGCTGGCCTGCGTCCTCTGCCGCTCCGGTGGAGCCGGACTTGCTGGTCGGGTATCGCCCGCGCGTGGCGCTGGCCTGTCCCCTACTAGTCTTGTGGCGGGATTGCTACGCTATTTGTGGGGTGTATCTGCGAAGTGCTTGGCGAGTTTGCTCTTGGCGCGCGCAAGCAAGTGCCACACGGCGTATTTGCTTGCCTGGAGGAGTTCGGCGATGGAATCGATGGAGTATCCGTCGATCAGGAGTTGGAGGGCGAGGTGTTGGCGGGGCGATAGGACGCCGCCGGGGATTACGTTGCGGGTGCAATCTTGGGTTGCGGGTGCGATGCGTTCGAGCTCTTCCCCGTAGAGGTAGACCGTGGGGGGTTGTGGTTTCGGGCGCGGGAGGATGCGCTCGACCTCGGGGCATGGGGTGGAGCAGATGTCTCGGTTGGGGCAGTTACGGCAGTCAGTCACTCATGGGCTCGATTCTCCTCCTCCGCAATCGCCTAGTAGCACTTCGCGTAGCCTGCGATTCATCTGGGCCGATACTGCGCGTCCCATCTCTCGCGCTTTCGCACAAATAGGATCATTCGAGCGGTATGGCCTCTAGTGCTTCTGTGGTGCTCCCGGGTCTACGACGAGACGCGCGGGGGCTATGCGTCCTCCGGCTCCGCCGGTGGTGGCCGGGAGCGGGGAGGGCGGGTCTACGATTCGGGCCTGGAGCCTGGAGACGGTGCCGACCTCCCCCTCGTTGTCGATGACGGTGAAGGCGTGGCCGGATTCGGCGGAGGTGTCTAGGCAGGCGATGTAGGTTGCTCCTGGCGTCCAGGTTCCCCACTTGGGGATGTCGGCCAGGATGATCTTGCAGTTCCAGGCGATCATCGGGCGCCGCCCCCGACGAGGTGGATTAGGGTGTAGAACCACGAGAAGGCGGTGAACCAGGCGGCGGCGGCGAGGAGGAGGTTGACGGTGGCTTTGCGCCAGCCGAGGTTCATGCCGCAGGTGTAGGGGTGGGGGTCGCGCTGGAGTACTGGGCCGTAGACCTTGCGCTCAGTCTGGGCGCTCCGCTCGTTGACGAGGTCGTACCAGCGCTGGCGTTCCTGCTCAGTAGGGGAAGCTGTCATCGGTGTTTGCTTCGGCTCCTGGTTCGGGGGTGACTTCGGGGTTTTCTTCGGGGGTCGGTACTGCATCGGGTCTTCTCCTCTCGGCGAGAGCCCGCAGGAGGGCTTCTTGCCGTCTCAGGTTATCGGCTACGTTGGCGGCGCGTTGATCGCACCGGGCCCAGCACTTCCGGGCGAACAGGGGGCCGTAGGTTGCGAGCCCGGCGGCCTCGCGCTTTCGCCCCGCCTCGCAGTCGCAGGCGACGATCTTGCGTAGGCGCTTGACGGTGCCGTCTCCGCGCTCCGCGTAGATGATGCACCCGTGGGAGCAGAAGGCGCACGCTGGGGTCTGGCTCATGTCTCACCTCCGAACGGATCGGCGAGGTCGCCCGGAACGCCGTACTTCTCCGGGTGCGCGGCCCGGTCGGCCTCGAGAGCGCGGATTTCGTCCAGCGCCTCGGTGTCGGGCGTCTCCCGGGGTGGGGCGCCGTTGCGCTTGAGTACGCCTCCGACGTTGTAGCGGCCGTTCGGCCCGTTCGTCCAGGTTCCACCCTCGACGCACCACCCGTCCGCTAGGTGGTAGTCGGCCCCGCACCCGTTGGAGCCGGAGCGCTTGCAGAAGTAGTACCCTCCGCGCGTCTCCGACCACGCCAGCATCCGGTTGCACCGCTCCCCGCCAGCGAGCAGGGTGGGGCACCGGAGTTGATCCTCGCGGCGGTTGCGCCCTGGGGCGGTGGCGCTCCTGGCCGGGGCGGTTCGTTCCTCGAAGGAGCGGGGGGGCTCCTCCTCCGAGGTCTTCGTCTTGGCGAGAACGCTGGCGACGGCACCCGATAACGGCCCCGGGGTCGGTTCCGTGATTTCTGTCCTTGATTTGGGGCGCGCCACTCGTTCCGGATCAACAAGAACTCGGTGTCCCTCGGAGTAGGGTTCTACTACAGTATCCTCCTCTGGCTTTTCTTCATTCTCTTGTCTTCTCTTTACTTCTATTCTATTGGTGGCGACTGTTCGGCGATCGTTCGGCGATCGTTCGACGATCGTTCGACGATCGTTCGACGAATGGCGCGGGCTTGGGATGATGCTATCGGCTGGCCTATCAACCTTCTGGTAGCGTTTCCAGTGGCTTAGGGCGTAGTATTGAGAATCCTCTTCACCGGCATAGAACGCGACGCCCATGTGCTTCGCCACTTCGTCCTTGAGGGAACGCACGCCTCCTGGTGGCAACTCAGTCGCGGGGAAGATTCGGGCGAGGAGTGTCCGCTCCGATGCGAGACCCCTCCCATGATCGTCCGCGTGAGAAATGAGGCCGATGAAGAAAAGCTTTGCGAATACGCCCAGCTCGAGGAATCCCTCGTCCGTCCATATCGACGGGTCAATCATCCGCCTGCGCGCCATATCCTCCCTCGATTGTCCTCTCCGCGAGAACGACCCGGGCCATGTGATTTGCCGTTCGGATTTTGCCTCGGCATCCGACACAGGGCTCCCCTGGTCTGGCCCCGCATTCCGGGCACGGGAATCCGCGAACCGTGCTTCTGGGCAACTGGCGCCTGAAGATCAGCATGGGCGGCCCCCGTCCCATGGATCGTGGGTAGAGACGTGGGTTGGCTCGTGATCGCCGCAGGTAGGCGAAGGGAGCGGGGACCGCCGAACAGGGTGCCGGGGCGGGTTGAATGGGAGCGCACCGGATAGGGCCGGACCCTCCGGCCACCGTGTGCTACCCGCCCCGGAAAACCGACCGCGTAGGAGCCCCGAGGCTGGGTCGATTCCGCGCGGGTGGATCAACAGACCATCCCAGCAGAGATCGTTGCTCTCGTGGGCTCCTGCGCGGTGAGGCGGGCACCCGTGGCGCCACGCCGACCTCACGGGGGGTCTATTCCACGCCATTCTGAGCATCCCGCCGAGGGGCGGCCCCACCACACCCGGGGTTGAACACCCGCCCGGCCGCGAGCTCCGCCAGCGCCCACGCCAGCAGGAACCCGATGACCGAGTTCGTGTCCCGCAGTCCGAGACTCGGGGCGGCTTTCGCCAGCCGGGCCCGGAGATCGCCGGGGAGGGCGATGGAAAACCGCGTCGATTCGCTCTTCTTTGTGCCCATTTCTGACCTCCACCCGGCAGTATAGCCGCAAGAGAAAATGCTGTCAAGCCGAAAAAAGGAGTTGACGGAGCACCGGGGCGGTGCTACATTGATCGCGTGAGACGTGAGCGGCGATGCCGCAAGGAGGGACAGCATGGAGAAGCAAGAGGTTCTTCGCCACGGGACGCTCCGCGCCATCGCGGAGACGCCCCTGCTCGACGACGCCATACTCCGATTCCAACACGGGCGACGCACCGACCGCGTAGTTTCCGGCCGCGCCCGCGTCCTCCACCTGCTCGCCGAGATCGGGGGCACTCCGCAGAAGTGCATCGGCGGGCATTTCATCTACACCGTCGATGACAGCGGGCGCCTCGTGAGCATCGACCCCGCCGAACGGAGGTAGCCATGGCGCTCACGCACGTCGACCTCGAAGCCACCATGCGCCACGCGGACGAGCGCTCCGCGCGCCACCTTCGCGCCCACCGCGAAGTGCGCGACCTGCTCCGCGAACACAAGCCCGAGCACGCCATCGCCGTCGCCCTGCTCCTGATAGCCGATGAACTCGAAGAACTCCACGAGCACGTCGCTCAGAGGAGGGTGCGATGACCGCCGACCGAGGGATCGGGATGGCCTGGAGGCCGACCACCGGCCCGAAGGCGACCGCAGCCAACATCGCCATCGCCGCACGCGAACTCGAGCGCCGCCTCAACGGGATGCCCGAGAGCGTCGAGTACATCCTCGCGCACCGGATCGCCGGACTCGCCGAGGAGTTGGCCAGCAATCTCCGCAGGGGGGTGACGCGATGACCGACTTCACCATCGCCATGTTCGTTCTCGCGGCGTGCTTCCTGTTCGCCGCGCTCGTGCCAGACTGGGCGGATCGTCGCAAGAGACGCGAGCGGCCGGCCACCCCACCGCGCTCCGAGTGGGACTCCGCCGTCGAGGCGTGCGCCGCCCGCCTGGAATACATCGCCAAGAGCGAGATCGCCAACGGGGGGAGCGAGGACGCCGCCGCCGAATGGCGCCTCGCCGCCCGCGCGTGCCGCAAACTGATCGGCAAGAGGAACAACCATGTATCTCTGTCGTGACTGCGAACGCCAAGCCCCCGCAACCGACGCCAACGGAGACTGCATCTATTGCGGCGGCGAGGTGCTGTGGATCGAGTACGAGAAGAACAAGGAGGGAAGCCGTGAACCCGAAACCGACCGCCCCCGAGGCCGTTGAGCCCGTGGAAGTGGGAGACGTGCGCGCCCTCCAGGTAGCCACGCCCCCGCCGCCCGTCCCCGCCCTGCTCGGGGAAACCCCGACCGAAGTCATCGCCCACGCTTCCGAAATGGCGAAGGCTCTTGCCGACGTCATCGAACAGCGCAAGCTCTTCTCCATGATCTCCGGCCGCAAGTATGTCAAGGTCGAGGGGTGGACGACGCTCGGCGCGATGCTCGGGGTGCTCCCGCGCGAGGTGTCCTGCGTCGAGCGCGAGGTGGACGGCCACCTGGAGTTCGAGGCGACCATCGAGCTCGTGCGCTCGCGCGACGGCGCGGTCATCGGCCGAGCTTCCGCGATCTGCGGGCGCGACGAGCCGACCTGGAAGAGCCGCCCGCGCTACGCACTCAAGAGCATGGCCGCGACACGCGCCACCGGGAAAGCGTACCGCCTCGCGTGGTCGTGGATCGTCGCCCTCGCGGGATACGAGCCCACACCCGCCGAAGAGATGCCGCACGAGACCGACGCTGGCGAAGATCGCCCGCGCCCGTCACCCGAGCGCGCCAGTGCCATCAAGGAGATCGCCACCCTCCACACCCGCATCGACAAGGCGAAGGCCGAACTCGTCGCCCTCTCCCCGAAAGACGGGGAGCGCATCTTCGACGAGACGCAGAAGCGGCACGGCGTCACCCACCATCTGAAGTGCGGCGACCTGGCGACGCTCCAAGAGATTCTCGCAGACCTCAAGACGGAGTGGAAGAACGCGGCCATGCGGCGCGAGGCCGACCAGGCGCAGGGCGAGGAGTAGCATGAAGCGCGTGTTCATCTGTAGCCCGTACAGGGGCGACGTAGAGGCGAATCGCGCGCTCGCCCTGTCGCTCTGTAGGCGCGCCACCGAACAGGGATGCGCCCCATTCGCGGCCCATCTCCTCTACCCGCTATTCCTAGACGATGCAGTGCCAGAGGAGCGGGCGCGCGGGATCGCGTGTGCCCTTGCATTTCTCGAACGGTGCGACGAGGTGTGGATCGCCGATGTTGACGTATCCGAGGGGATGCGCGCCGAGATTGAGGCGGCCCGCGAGCGAGGAATCCGGGCTCGAGTGGTGGAGAGCCGACGATGAAGTATGCCGAGTTCCTAGAGGCGAGAAGGCACCTGTCCGACCAGCACGGATTCGATCCGGTGTTCCTACCCGATTCTCTCATGGGCTTCCAGAGAAGCCTGGTCGAGTGGGCCGTGCGGAAGGGGCGCGCCGCGATCTTCGCCGACTGCGGAATGGGCAAGACGTTGATGCAACTTGTTTGGGCGGAGAATGTGATTCGGAAAACCGGGGGGCGCGTTCTGGTACTTTCCCCGCTCGCAGTGAGCGCGCAGACGATACGAGAGGCGGAGAAGTTTGGGATCGGGGCGCACAGATCGCATGCCGGGGAACTCCGGGGCGGTCTGGTCGTGACGAACTACCAGAAGCTACACCACTTCGACGGCGGGGACTTTGTCGGGTGCGTCTGTGACGAGAGCAGCATCCTCAAGAACTTCGACGGGGCATACAAGGCGCAGATCACCGATTTCATGCGGAAGATGCGCTATCGGTTGCTCTGTACGGCAACGGCCGCGCCGAACGACTACATCGAACTCGGGACGAGTAGCGAGGCCCTGGGCGAGATGGGGTTCATGGATATGCTCGTGCGCTACTTCAAGAATGACGCGAACCCCACGGTGGATACGCGCCGGAAGTGGGCACATACCGGAGGAGAAGTCCCGAAGTGGCGGTTCAAGCGGCACGCCGAACTCCCGTTCTGGCGCTGGGTCTGTTCATGGGCCCGGGCGATCCGAAGGCCGTCCGATCTCGGATTCGACGACAACGGTTTCGTGCTCCCCGCGCTCCAGACACGAGAGCACGTCGTCGAGGCAAGAACCATGCGCGACGGGTGCCTCTTCGATCTCCCGGCCGTGTCATTCTTTGAAGAGCGGGAACAGCGCAGGAGAACCATACAAGAGCGGTGCGAGACGGCCGCCGGGCTCATAAACGGGCACGACGCATCGGTCGCATGGTGCCACCTGAACCCGGAAGGCGACCTCTTGGAGAAGTTGATCCCCGGTTCCGTCCAGGTCTACGGGAGCCAGTCGGACGAAGAGAAGGAGGAGAGCCTCCTGGCATTCCTGGCCGGGGAGCGACGCGTGCTCGTGACAAAGCCGACGTGCGCTGGCTTCGGTCTCAACATGCAACACTGTGCCCACATGACATTCTTCCCGAGCCACAGCTATGAGCAATACTATCAGGCCACGCGCCGGTGCTGGAGATTCGGCCAGACGCGCCCCGTGGTCGTAGACGTTGTGACAACGGAGGGCGAGGTGCGAATCATGCAGAATCTCAAGAAGAAGGCCGCCGCCGCAGACAAGATGTTCGACAACCTCGTCGCCCTAATGAGCGCCGCAGACGTTGGGGCGAGGGCGGCTGCAAGGATCGGAGAGGAGGATTTGCCGCGATGGCTGTGCTCGATCAAGTAGTGGACGACAGATACGCGATCTACTGCGGGGATTGCATCGAAACGATGGCAACGCTCCCCGACGCGGCGGTACATCTGTCGGTCTATTCTCCGCCATTCGGCGGGCTCTACCACTACAGCAGCAGCGCCGAAGACCTAAGCAACTCGCGGAGCTATGCGGAGTTTTTCGAGCACTACGAGTTCGTAGTCCGCGAGATCGCCAGGCTGACCCTGCCGGGGCGCCTGTCCGGCGTACACTGCATGGACGTTCCCTCTGGCAACTCCGGGCGCGACCACATGGTTGACTTCCCCGGAGATATCATCCGGCTCCACGAGAAGCTCGGCTTCCACTATGTCGCGCGGTATTGCGTCTGGAAGGAGCCGCTCGGGGTACGCAACCGAACGATGGCAAAAAACCTCGCCCACAAGATGATCGTGGAAGACGCGAGCCGCTGTAGCGTCGCTGCGGCGGACTACTTGCTCATGTTCCGCAAGCACGGCACGAACCCGATACCGATAGAACACCCGCAGGGCCTTCTCTCGTACGCCGGCGAGCGGCCGATACCGACGGAGCTCATGCGATTCCGTGGATGGAGCGGGAACCAGATTCAGAACAGATACTCGCACTGGATCTGGAGGCAGTACGCATCGGCCTTCTGGGATGACGTGCGAATAGGGCGCGTATTGCCCTACAAGGAGTCCAAGGAGCCGGATGACGAGAAGCATATACACCCTCTGCAACTGGACGTGATCGAGCGATGTGTCGTCCTGTGGAGCAATCCCGGCGAGATCGTGCTCACGCCGTTCATGGGGGTCGGCTCCGAGGTGTATGGGGCCGTGATCAACGGGAGGCGCGGTGTCGGGATCGAGTTGAAGGAGAGCTATTTCAAGCAGGCCAAGCGCAATCTCGTCGATGCCAAGCCGAGCGGGGACGAGAAGCTCGAACTGTTCTGCGAGAATGGCATGGATGGTGAGATCGACGCGGAGGGAATCCTGTGAGGTCAATCATTTGGGCTGGGGCGCTCCTTCTTGTCTCTCTGGCGACGGCATGGGCGGCTCCGGTCATCACGCTCCGCTGGACGACCCCGGCGGCCGAGGGCGGGACGTGCGAGGTGGCGGGCACCCGCCCCCTGCTCGATGCGGCGTTCACCGTCGTGGAGGTGTCGCAGAACTTCGGTTCGTGGCGCATGGTGGCGGGCGGGCTGAAGCCGTGCGTCGCTGGTGCGGCTGACTCCTTGCGCGTCGGCGTGCCGAACGGAATCACCCGCTGGCGGGTGGCGGTCTACGACGATGCGAACAACCGTGGCCCGACCTGCGCGACGGTCACGGCACTCGCCATGCTCGGGCGGCTGTGGTCGGTCACGCCGAAGGAGGGGGAGAAGTGAGGTACACGATGGATCAACTTGAGGTCATGCGCTCCCGCCTTCAAGAGTACGTTGACATCGGGTGGAACGAAGGGACGGAGGCGCTCAAGTGCTGTCGGTTCTGCGATGTGTTCGGCCCAGACTTTGGACGCGGGTGCGGCTCCTGTCCGTTGCGTGTTTCGCGAGCTTGTAGTCGCCCCGCCACAACGGCTCGCCGCGACATGATCGAAGATGCAGGCACGCGATACGAAGCGGCACACCGTGAAACCGCTCGTGCTCACGCCAACTGGCTGGTTCGTTGCTACAACGCCGCCGACGAGGGCGGGGAATGGAGCATCGGGTGATGTGGTTTCTCGGAATGATGTGGCTTGGCGGATTCCTAATGGGCCTTGGGGTCGGGTTACTGCGGAGAACGCGCCTGGAACCGGCGGGCGAAGAGCGAGGGGGAGAGCGATGAGTGATGTTGAGACAAAGCAGCTTCTAAGGGTTCTCGTTGAGAAGCGCAAGGAATGGTCAACAATGGCGAGGGGAATCGAGTGCGCGCGCGGAGACGATGATCCGGCGGCGAAAGCATTTCGACATTGTATTGGAGACCTCTACGGGATCATCAAGGAGCACGGGGAGAATCCCGATGAGTGACGGGCTTCATGTCGCGTTGGGGATGGCTCGGGACGAATACGAGGCGGCGTGGCGATCCCATCGAGATGTCGAGCCGGACATGGTGGACATCTTTGAGCCACGACTCCGTGAGTGGTTGGTTTGTCGGGACAGGGGGCACGAGAAGGAGGTCGCCGCGCTCCTCGCCGAGGTCGCCCGACTGCGGATACTCGTTCAGCGCGTGAGCGACATGAAAGAAGTCAGCGACTCGATACAACTCCAAGAGTTGTTGATCGACTGGAACGAGGAGGCCGAGGTCGCCCTCCGCGAGATCGCGGGGGCGCCCAGCGTCATCATGTGCAAGCCCGCCGAAGAGGCCACGGCCCGCGAAATCTTGGGGGAGAAGCCATGACGCGGGGAGAGGCGAGTTGGTGGGCGGAACGAATCTACTCGGAACCGTCGAGCCGACAGCGGATGGAACTCGTGCTTGTCCTTGAGCGTTTCGTCGTCGGGCGGTGCGCGGAGATCCTGCTCGGCCTTACGGCACAGACGCCGGTTTCCCCACGAGAGAATGTATCGCTGGCATGGGGCGCCGGTTTCTTGACGGCGAAAGAGCGTGGGGTCGCCGCCATCCGCAAGGAGTTCGGACTGGAGGAGAAGCCGTGAGCCAGACCCACGAGATCGACTTCGCCCGCGCCGTGCGGGAGATCGAGAAGAACGACAGCCTAAAGTCGCTCTGCTACGACCTGGACGCGCTCCCTGAGCAGGGAGACGAGGAGCGGACGCGGCTCGTGGTGGCCGCGTTCTTGTGCGGGCGATGGAGCGGGATACTGAAGATCAAGGGAATAATCGACAGGGCAATCATC